CACTGCACCTTTTCCCTCTACTGTAAATAAACATTTCATCTCTTCTTCTCCTTCCTGTTCGATTCCTGTATTCTGGTTTTTTTGTTCGCTGCATGCAGACGCTCTACTGTCGATTGCCTTTGCAATCAGCCCAGCAATTCCTTTTGTGCCTAAACTACGATACCGTGCTACATCATCTGTGCCGGTGCAAAATAATGTCTCCACAATCATACCGGGCATATTAGATGCATTCAGATCATGGTATCCCGAACTGTACTTTACACCACGGTTAGTAAATCCTTTATTTGCAAAATTCTGGCAGATATTGCTTGCGATCGTGTTCATTGTCTGGTTAGATGCATCGAATAACCACACCTCTGTGCCTCCTGCTGATTCCGTTCCTGCGGCGTTCATGTGCAGAGTGACATAAATATCGCACCCTGCACTATTCGCCTTATTTGTGCCGTCAGACAACTCACCAGACACATTCGATGCGTTGGAATTACAATCAATCACAGTATGACCGGCAGCCTCTAACATTGGTGCGAGCTCATTGTAGATCTTCCGCACTTCTTCCTGCTCATCGATCAGACCGATTGCACCCTTGCAATTCGGAGAGTGGCCTCCTCTTAAACCGATTTTCATTACTTGTGTTCCTCCTGCTCTTCTGTCTCAAACGCTTTTTCCAGTTCTTCTGCTGTTGTTCTGCCAAATTCGTTCTGTTCGCTCATGATCTCGCCTCCCTTCTGTGAGATGTCGCACAACTTACATATCGTATTTAATGTTTTTCCACTTTTTATAAGCATCAAAATATAACTCGTTTTTATCTCCGTTGTATGTGATCTCATAATACATTCCATCACTTACCGGCGTACTAAGCAGCGCCTTGTGATTTTGCAGTGTCTTACAATACCAAACCACAAATACATCATCTACCGTCATGTTGTCAGATGTATCAGTCTTGTCTTTATTCTGGTTAAAATAATCTGCTACCTTTGCCTTGCAAATGTTTAAAAATTCCTTGCTTCCCATGATTTTAACTCCTTTCCGTGCGATGTCGCACAATAAAAGAGAGCCTGTTTCCAAGCTCTCTCAAATTATCTATTTATATGTAAGTGCCCTATCTGAATCTCCCGTTCCCGGTGTCGTTGGGTCCACCACTACACCAAGGATCGCCAGAACCGCAAAGAGTGCATTGATCACAGTTAAAAGCTTGTCTCCAAGGTTTCCAAGGTCGATTGTAAACCCAAACACTGCCGCAATTGCCTGTATCAACAGCAACAGTGCCGGGATCAGTGCTACCCAAAATGCCTTGTTTTTGATTCTTACAATCCAGTTAATCTTCTTCATTTTTCATTCTCCTTTTACAAATACATTGCTACTATTCCACCAATCACAGCTCCGATCAGTGCAGTTACTACTCCATCCCACCGTTTAGCTGGTGTCTGCTCAAGGTGCGTAACTTTTGTAGTGAGCTGCACAAGAGTCTGGTTCATAAAGCCGACCTCTTTAGTTAGTCCTACCATCTCCTGCGCCAGTTGGTGAACCACATTTACAACGTCTTCTACATCATCCATCCGGTGTTTTAATGATCCGATTTCCTTCCCATGTTCAGCGAGCTTTACCTCTACTTCATTATCCGTCATTTTTGCCTCCATTTATTTTAAAGTATAAAAATAAGACCCTCACGGTCTTGCCCTAATCTCCATATTCACTCCTTTAGTCATCCGTGATCCACGTGATCGACAAATGCCGTTCTGTCCAATTTGGGTTATTGACATAGATTGTAATTCCACCGTCTTTGCTGATTAGATATCGACCAGTTCCAAAAATCGAGGAACCGGACACCTCATTGTAAGGTGTTCTTATATCGAGTACTGGACGATACCCAATAGGGATTCGCACCTCATCAAACGCTCCGAAACTACCGCTATTTGGAAATTGTGCAAGCATTGTGATCTTGCATGTTACCATAAATCCTCTTCTTTTTAGTTCCACGCGGATGTTATTATTGGAGTTTGCACTTGTATATGGACCTTTCACGGTGCCGGAATCGTAATTGCGATACGCATATATGCTTATACGTGGGGATACAGAATTTCTTGCATATATCATTTCATCCTCAAACTGGATTGTCGTTGCTTTTCCCGTATTTTCATTTGTAAACATGATGTTTTGCAAGTTCACGCTCATAGTAGCTAGATCTGTTGTCGGAGCCTTACCGGAGAAAGCCAAATACGCATTACTCAATGACGCAACATTTTCCACTGCTCCTTGCACGATTTTCTTGCTAATAATCTTTCCGGATGTAACATCGATAAGCATTGTTCCATTCTTATCCTTAATAAGTCCGGCTGTTACAGTTCCAAGATCTGCCGCTATCGCACTTAAAGTCTGTGCGTTTAAGTTATCAACAGAAATATAATGGATCACCCATTTACTTCCATCCCACCGCTTGATCGGCTGACCGGAGGCTGTTTGCCATAACTGGCCAACTTCAGGATTCACCGGAGCCGCAGAAGATACAATTATGCCACTTGGCCCTGTAGCGCCGGTCGCTCCATTATCACCGTATACTCCGATGATACATGGTGCTGATTGATACGTGCTACCATTTGTATAGGTAACAACTTCATAATTCCACAGATATTTTTTTGACGCCGTTATTGCTTGTACAGTTGTAGTCCATCCTGATGTGGACGCCGACACACCGCTTCCGCTTGCCGTTGCAAGATAATAATTCGTGATAGATTTTATTCCGTTTCCAGTTACCCCTTGTGGCCCCTGGGGACCTGTTGCACCTGCATTTCCTTGAGGTCCTTGCGGACCAGTAGCTCCTGTTGTTCCTTTGTCTCCGTATATCCCGATTATTTTTGGTGTAGTGGTCGCTGTCGTATTATCTGTAAACGTAAATTTTTCATAGTTCCACAAGTATTTATTTGTTGCTGTCATCGTCGGAACTGATGTACTCCAACCGCTTGACGCTGTTGTAATTCCTGTTTTTGCGGAAGAAATCAAATAATATTCTGTAATAGTTTTTATCCCTCTTCCTGATGTCCCCGCCGGCCCTTGTGGTCCTGTCGCACCTTGTTCTCCTTTAATCTTCGCCCACTTATAAGATCCAACACTTGTAGGATCAGACTGATTGTAATCCACGCAAGTACCAATATACGTTCCTACATCTTCTCCGCTGTTTCCGGTAAATGTTTTCCCTCCATCGTTGGAATATTTAATGTGCAGATAGCTTGTCTTGCCGTTTGTACCGTTCGTCCCCGGAATCCCCTGTGTTCCCTGCGGTCCCTGAAGTCCTTGGAAGCGTGACCAGGTATATTTCTTTGGATCCGTGCTATCCGCCTGAACAGAGTCTACATAAGTGCCAATATATGTGGATGGAGTTTCCGTCATCTGGCTACTTGATGTAGGATTCGCAACCGAAGAATACTTAATGTGAAAATAGGTGGACTGTCCGGCTGGTCCCTGCGGTCCAGTAGCACCTGTATTTCCTTTGGGACCCTGTATCCCCTGTTCACCTTTAGGACCTTGTATTCCCTGCAAACCCGGGACTCCCTGAGGACCACGTTCCCCCTGTTCGCCTTTTATTTTTGTCCATGTATACTTCGTAGCATCTGTACTATCTGCCTGTGTATAATCCGTGTACTGCCCGATATAGAGCTTATTTGTACCATCCGTGGTGGAAAATCCCGTCTTGCCATCTGCACTGTTTGCGTAGGCGATATGTAGATACGGGGTCTTTCCATCAGCTCCCGGCTTTCCGGGTGTTCCGATCGCCCCGTCTGTGCCTTTGATCTTACTCCATGCGTATTTTGTCGGGTCTGCGCTGTCATTTTGCGCAAAATCAACATACATTCCGATATATTCCCTATTACTGTCGGACACGGAAAAATCTGTCCTACCGTCTGCGCTGTTCGCATAGGCGATGTGGGTGTACTGTGTTTTTCCGTCCTTCCCATCTTTTCCCGGGATTCCCTGATCCCCCTTTGGACCCTGTATACCATCCAATCCCGGAGCGCCTTGTGGTCCCGGAGGTCCCTGTTCGCCTTGCTCTCCTTTCTCACCTTGCGGACCCTGTTCCCCGTCTTTTCCGTCCTCTCCATCCATTAAATCTGCAATCGTAACCTCGTAATACCCACGTTTTATCCCATTTTCCATAGCCTCAAACGAGTACACCGCCTTTGTATCCACGTCAGTAGCATTTACCGTAACACTCTTACCAACATAAAACTCTGTGCCATCTTTGCTCCACCGGAATTGTAGCTTGTCTGCCACGTCCACGCCGTTATCGTAAGCGTAAGCTGTCAGAGTAGTGCTGCCGATACCATTTTTAAAGATGATGCCATTGTTGGTGGAGATGGAACAAGTGTAGACCTTATTTTTGTTGATAAGATCTTCCATCCTCTGCAACAAGCTATCCGAAATTTCGGATGTAAGCTCTTTGTAGTTTGTAAATAC